ACCATGATGTTAGCGTTTGCGCGGACAAAGATTTTGTGGCCGACCATTGCCACGATTGACGCCGCGCTCGCTGCCAAGCCGTCCACGTAAACCATTTTCTTGGACGCATGATCGGCGAGACGCAAGTAAATCGCGTTGGCCTCAAACAGCGAACCGCCTGGGGAGTTGATGTGAATGTCCAGCCGCTTCACGGACTTCGGCAGCGCGGCGAGATCGCGAGCAAACGCCTTGGCGCTCACTTCGCCAAAGTCCTCCCAATCGCCTATGGCTGCGAAGATTAATAACTCAGCGGCAGTCGGATCTTCACTGGATTCACAGCGAAACTTATAGAATTCTTTCATGGATTTGCTGTTGCTCCTGCGGGTTCGGGTTCGGGTGTTGGCGGTGTTGCGGGCGGCGGCGGCTTACCTGGACTCTCCGCGCCCGGTGGCGCAATGGCAGTCAAGCCGCTGCCCGCTCCTGCGATTGGACGATCAGGCGGATATACCAAGCCGAGGCTCGCGTATTCGGTTCGCTCCACTGACGCTTGCCGAACATTCTCGCGCCAGTTGCTGCCGTTGAGTTCCGCTGCCTCACGTTCGATGGTAGAAAATCCGCAACGAACCTTTTGATCGGCGGCGGCCACTTCCTTTGTCGGATCAAGTGAACCGGCTGAGCTACCTGTCCACACGCAGCGCAATAGCGCACGACGAATGATCGGATCATTGAAGTCGCCTTTGAACTTTTCGATCTTGTTAAGCGCAATAGCGTCAGCCATCCACTCTTCGTAAGCAGGCTGGCAGAGCTGCGTCACGACTTGTTTGCGATGCTTGCGCACCCGCTTCCAGAAATCGAGCAACGCCGCTCGGCTCACGCTGTAGCTGGCGTTGTATTGCTTGAGCAAGACTTCGTATGGAATCCCCACCGCCGCGCCAACAAATTTTGCGCACGAAATTGCGAACTCGCCGAACTTTGCCTGCGGCTGCGTCGGGTTGGAGAAGTTCACAGCGTGCCCTGGGCGCATGAAGTTCACGATGCCCGGTCCTAACTGCACGTTGTAAGGATTCAGGTCGAAAATTTGTCGCTTCTGATCGTCAGTGAGCAGTCCCTCGAAAATAGTTGGATCAGGAAACTCCGATGTAACAAACGCGGTGAAGTAACTCTGAATGACCGCTGCCGTGACTGTCGAGTCCGTGTAACGGCCGAGTTGCTTGAGCAGTTCCAGACACACCGCCAAGATCGGCACGCCGCGCCGTTGCTCGGGTCGCTCCGGTCGGATGAGCAGGATCATGTTGCGTCTGCCGCTTGCCGCGCCGAATGGTTCGATGCGGAAAGTTTTTCCAGGCACCATCGCCGGATCAGGAATGAAGAACCGCAGGAAGGCGAGCGGGTGCATGTAAGCGATGTGATAGGCCGCCAGCTGGCCGTCTGGCGAGAGTTCGACGCCATTGAAAACGTTCACACGCGGATCAATCGTCATCGGATCCTTGATGCGATCGGCTTCCAGTATCCGCAGCTTCAACTCGAACAAACAATTCTGCCGCTGGATAAGCGGGAACAGCACAGGGCAATCACCCGAGCACAGCATGGATTGGAACGCTACGCGCTGTAGCGTGGCGAAATCGTATTTGGCCTCAAAGTCGCACTCACGCGGATCGTCTGCCCACCAGCCGAACTTGGTCATGAGTTCCAAGTTGAGCGCGGCTGTCTCAGTTTCATTCAGCCCGAGTGCGTCACCGTCCACAGCTGGCGCGGGATACAAACCTTCGCCGATCACATTTGTTTCGAGTGTTTCAATCGCACCCGCTGCCATTGGAATCCCCATGAACGCGTCGCGTGAACGTTCACGTAAAACTTGGATGTTGAGGCCAATGTCGCCGTCAGCGTCGCTGCCGCGCCACAACCAGCCTTTCAAAGAATTCTTGGACAGGTTCGCGCCGTATTGCGCGTAGCCGGTGGAGCCACCGTAGTAGCTCGGATAAACGGTGTTGACGAAATCCTGCACCGTTGACTTGATCACTTCGCCTGAATGATCGAGAAGGATGCCACGCGGAATGCGGCCGTTGCTGCCATTGCGTTGTTCGATGAGCGCGTTCATACGTCTCGTTCGATCACACGAAAAGCGGTGTCGCGTCCAGTCAGTGAAGGCGGCAATGCGTCAGCACCGCAATAGTATTCGACCATCTTCATCCAGTAGTCGATTGCTTTGCCTTGTTGACCGGCGTCCTTGTAACGCAAGTGCCGCGAGCCAACGCCGTAAGCCAGCACGCCGCTTGATGCGCCAGCCATTCCTTCCATCGCTTTGCGCAAGTTATCCTGTGCCCACGGACAGGTGAACGGAATCGTCACATCGCCTACGATCGGTTCGGGAACTGGATCGGTCGGTGTGTCACGTTCTTCGATCTCAGTTGCCTCTGGCATTCTGAGTGCGCATCCTAAGCACACTTGCGAAAAGAATAAACGAGGATTAAATGCGAATTAAATGCCGCTCCAAGGTAAAGGCCGACCGCGAGTAGGTGACTGCCGGATTGAAGTCACCGTGCCGCGAGCCGTGTTCGATTTGTTGCTGGAACGCGAGCGCGTCACGGACATTTATCGCACCCGCATTGCCGCCGATGTTCTCTGTCAGTGGGCAAGCCGCGAGACAGGCAAGGTCGTTCGCTCGTATAAGTCGTTCAGAGCATGAGCGTTAAGCTTATGCTGAATTCAGCATAAGCTTGTTCAATAAACACCGTTGTTTTGCGCTCCGAACTTCCCGCCAACGTGTTGCTCCTGGTGCAGTGGCACGCCGCCTTCGACCTCGGACAGTTTCTGTGCGCCGAAAGGAACTGCGGTTTGCTTGTCGCTCGCTTCATCGAAGATGTCGCGTTGCATTGTGTCCACGCGGATCCCCGCCGACGGGACTGTCAGCGCGGCAAGCGCATACACGCGGCAGTCGAATGGTTCGTTGCGCTGGCTCAAGCGTTTGATCCAGATGTAGGTCGGAAAGCCGTGCTTGTTTTTCACTACGCGCCGCTCCGCGCACAAGCCTTTGAAATATTCTTCGTCGTAACCTTTGATCGGTGCGCTGTTCGCCAGCGCGGGGAAGTGACAGTAACCAGGTCCGATCTTTTCCACGGTAAGACGGTTCACGATTTCTTCCTTGCCGCTGTCAACGCCAAGCAGTTGTAACCGTGCGCGATTACCTTTGGTGTAGCCGCCTGCGCCGAGGATGAGCGGCTTGCCAATGCCGCCGTAACCTTTGGTGGCAAGGCAGCGCGGCTGGCGCGGCTTGGTGTAAGAGTAAACGAAGTCGGCAGCGTAACCGGAGTCCACGCATATCTTGCGCACCCGCATTTTCTTTTTATCGAAAGTCGTGAACGAACGATTGAGAACCATGTGATCGAGTGTCTCCCAGATATGCGGCTCACGCGGATCACCGTCGATGAGTCCGTATTCGATGCCCCAACTCTCGCGCCCTCTGCCCCATCCAACGATCTCGTAAGCGGTTGAGTATTGTCCCACATCAACGCCGGCGGTTAGCACAACGACGCCCTCAGGCACTTCCGCTTTGTAAACTTCGCGGCGGGTGTTGAAGAAGTCGATCTCGACCTTTTGTCCTGTCTCTTCGTGCAGCAGTCCGAGCCGCGTGTTCTTGAAAGCTTTGAGCGGTTCAATGTCGCCTTCCTCATTGGCTCGCACGGCACGAACGAACTCGGTAATGAGCAAGTCCCAGTCGATCCACGGATTGTAGAGGCCGCTCAAGTAAAACCCGCGTGTGAGAATCTTGTTACCGTTTTTGTCCAGTGGATGGTGCGCACGCCATTCGCCTTTGCCTTCTATCCACAGATATTTCTCGGAGTGCTCGTGGCACTCTAGGCAGCGGTGCGTGAGGTCGGCGAACCGGATTCTGTCCCAGTCCATTAACTGATGAACACCGCATACAGGGCACGGCAGATACCAATGCTCGCAAGTCGATTGCTCCATCTCGCGCTCGATATGACTGACGCCCTTAATCCCCGGACTTGAGACGATGACGATCTTACGATTCCAGAATGCGCTCGCCCGTGCGATTGCTAGTTGTAGCGGGTTTCCTTCGGTTCCTGCGCTCGGTGGATACCTGTCAACGTCGTCGAGCAATACGACGCGCACAGGCCGCCCGCTCAAGCTTGCCGCGCTATTCGCGCCTGCGAGTGCCACGAAGCCGCCCTTGAATCCTTTGCGGCGCATGGTGTTGCCGCTGTCACGCGAGCGCACTTCGCTGATCTTGCCGCGCAAGCGCGAGCAATCACGAATCATCGGCGCGAGTCGATCTGTGCTGAACGCTTCGGCCATTTCAATCGTCGGCTGCACCACCATCATCGGACACGGGTCAGCGTCGATGAAGTAACCGATCGGATTCAGGATCGCGCTGTCAGTGATGCCGACTTGTGCCGCTTTTTGGACACACACTCGCGGACAAAACGGATCACTGATCGCGTCCATGATCTCTTTTTCATACGGCGCGTTGCTGGTTATCCATTGCCCAGGTGAGGCACTGGACTCGCTGGAGAGCATCCGATACTTGTCGGCCCATTCGCTCAGCGCCAACTTGCTCGGTGGCCGCAGAATCGTCTTGTGCGACCACAGGTGACGGAACGTGTTCTTAAAGAACTGCGCCGTTGCCGTTGCTTTGCTCGTCGAGCTCATCTATCTCGATGCCTTTACTCGCTAGGTATTCGCGGTTCTCTTTCACGAACTTCGCTTCGTCGTAGCCGCTCAGCTCGCGCAACGCCAGCTCGATCTCGTGCATCTGTATGTCAAATATCTCGCGGAACTTTTTGCCCACGCACTGCCGCGATGAACGGGATGGAATGGCAAGGATGCGGCTCTTAAATGCGGTCAACATTTGCGTCATCACGAACTCTACGTCATCGCTGTTGTGTAACTGGCCTTTGCGTTCAGCCAAATTCAATTGTGACAACTCGTTGTCAGCGGCCATGCGCTCGTTGCGCAAAGCCGCATAGCGAAGCTCGCTGGTATCGTCGATGCGTCCCTGCTTGCGCAAGTAATCGCAGAAGTCGCCGATGCTGCGTGCGCTATAGCGGCCGCGTAGTTCGCTGCCGTCTTCGTCCGTGGCGCGGTGAAGCACACCGTCTTGTGTCAGTTTGTGAATCCAACGCGGCGTCGCTCGGACAAGCTTCGCCAGTTGTGTTGCGCTCATTGTGTTTTCTCGTGGCATGGTTTGGAGCGTCAGACTATTTACGCCACTTCGCAAATAAGGAACACGCTACGCTAGGTGTGAAAGGGAAGGGAATTGCTATTTGCTATGCGGATTCGCTAACGCTCGGGTGGGCCTCTCCGCTCGCGCAGGCGGGGGTTTCGGCTCTTAAAGCTTAGTCCCCCCTTGCGGACACGAGAGGTCAAGTTGCGAACTACTTCCTCGGACTTGCGAACTCCTGTCACCGCCTTGACCTGTCGTCGTGCTCGCAATCAATGCGCAATGCTTTCCGCTATCGCGAGACGATTGGTGGAAGCGGCTCGCGTTGCTCGATTGTCGAGTGCGAAAGAAATTTATTCGTCGTCGTGCGTGGCGGCTTCGACTTTGAGTTTATCTTTGCCGTGCTCTAGGCGAATGATTGTCTCATCGTAGTTGTAAAGCAACGTCCCATCTGGTTGTTGCAAGCGATTGCTGTGCTGCCGAAGCGCGTCGATGAGCTTTGTTTTGGCTGCCACTTCACGCGGCGTAAGCTTTAATCGTTTGTCGCGCTCAGTGACATAAGCATCTGCGAGCCTGTCAATGGCGGGAATGCTCACCCTCTCTACGCCTTTGCCTTTGAGTGACAATTCGGGTGAGCGTTGTTTACCGGCGACGGCGCGGCCTTTTTGAGAAACCTTTTGTGGCATAATACATTTTGACTTGTTTGAATGTGAACTTCCTGCCCGACGGCGACCGATAGAGCCGCTGTCCGCGGCGGTTGCGTTGGTTTGTGCGCTTGAATGGCACGGGCGATCATAAAACGTTTGACGGCAAAGTGCAACGGCGTGAACCGTTGGCATGACGCTCGAACAAATCTTTGCCTTTGTTGAATTGAATGCCGCACAGATCCGCGCCGTGGCAACTGGTGCGGTTGTTCCGACTGCGCCGTTGCGCATTGTGCAGAGGCCGGAAGAAAAACGGCCGCGCTGTCTTGTGTGCGGCAATCCGATCGGGCTACGCACATGCAGGCCAGTGCGTCAAGCGATTGTCACTTGACATGGGAACGGTTTACCGTTTACGAGTGCGTCGCACTCAAACTTCTCAACAACAACAAACCAAAGGAGTAAACATATGGCAGCAATACCTGTAGTTATCAAAGGCACAATCATCGACGCATCCGCAAGCGCGGTGAACAAAGATATAACGATTGTCGGCGAGTTGGGTTTCGCCGGTTTGGAGATTGGTGGCGGGCCAATCATCCCTGATCAACCGCCAGCTCAACCTGGATTGCCAACGTTCCCGATTTGGGGACCACCTGGAATTGAACTTCCACCCGGTGCTGGTTATCCGCCAGTTGCAGGACACCCGTTGCCGCCGGTTCCAGATCAACCGCCTGTGACTGAGCCGCCTGATCCGATTATAGGCTGGGAAGCCAAAGTCTTCTGGACTGAGCAGACTGGCTGGGGCGTTGCAATCGTGCCAAAGGAAGGCACACCTGTCCCTACGCCGTCGCGACGGGACAAGTAAGAAAGTCGAAACGAACTTTTGACTAAGGGCGCACGCTGAATGATTGTGCGCCGAAGGTTAAGGCACAGATTAAGTGGAAGTTTGGAAGCGGTCGGTGTTGAACCGGCCGCTTTCCATTTCACTTGCGGATCGGTTGTTCGTTTTCATCCACTAATGGCGCTCGGCAGAGGTGCAATGAGATTAAGAGCGCCGTGAAGAAACCGACGACGAAACCAATGATGAGTTCCTTCATTTGTCCTCCTCTCTAACCGGCACTTTGTGTTTCCTATCCACAGTGATGAGCATTCCGTGTGTGCGCGTTGCTGCGTCGTGTGCGCGAACCGCCTCTGCCAAGTCATACACAGCTTGTTCACGCACTTCATCGAAGATGGCCTGTAGCTGATCCTTAGGTAGCAATTCGCCGAGTTCATTCGGCTCTGTTGCCCACTCACGAACCAAGTTATCCACAGCATCGACGAAGCCTTCGAAGTTCATTGTTTTGGATCGCTGAGGTTTGCGTATATCTGCCGCAACTCACCGGCGTGCTTAGTGATCGCTTCCATGCTTTCCTTCATCCCGTCCAGTTTCTTTGTGACGTGACGTGCCACTCTCACCGCGCCGATGATGTAGCCGGCTGTGAAACTCAACACGCACGCAACGAACATGATTGCGCCGTCTGAGATGTTCACGGTTTGTTGCCTCCGAATAACTGCAATAGCCACCGCAGGAACGATGTCCAGAGCGAGTGTGTCTGCCGTTGTTTGAGCGGAAAGCCTTTTTTATTCGGCCACCAGACGTCGCCATTGTAATGCACGCTATCGTGCCCTGCGTTGTTTTCGCAACGCAGCACTTCACCGCTACGACGTGTGAACGTCGAGTCGCATCTTCTCATTTTTCTTTTTCCTCCATTGTTCTCTGTGCTCCGACCGGCATCGGTAAGAGCAGTATTTGTGGTTGTGCGTCTGCGGAAGGAATGGAGTGCTACATTGCGGACATTTTCGCGCTGCCGTGAGCAACGTGTTGACCGCTTTTTGCGCCGCTTGTCCGCGCCGACAAAATTCTGGAAGCATAGCTTCATTGAGTCTCATGCCGGTGCGGTGGTGTTGTCGTGCGATTCAAGCCAACGCTTCCGCGCAAACTTGACCGCCGAGTGAATGTTTCTGCCAATCACTTTGGCTTCTTCTTCTGGAATCCCTTTGAGCGTCAGCCGCGCCGGAGTCACTTTGAGATCATCGCAACGATTGCAGCAACGGCCGCGTTGCGCGACCGGATGCGGATCGCAGCTCAGCCGCGGATCATGAATCACTGTGCCGCA